TATGAATGAAATAGAACTTACCTCTAGTAATTTTACTGGAGCTAGGGGAGTTCAGACACAATGTAAAAATGCTGTAAATGAAGCTATAAGATATATTAACCAGAGAGAGTTTGGATACTCTTTTAATCATTCGACAAACACATCTACATTAGTACCTGGAGTGGCTAGGTATGACTTACCCACAGATGCTAAGTCTGTTGACTACAGCACAGCCAGGATTAAAAAAGACAGTGTACTTAATGTAACAGGTACTAGTCTTACAAATCTTAATTATTATGAATACATTGATAATGACTTTGCTAGTGATGAAGATGATGTAGCAACAACAACCTTAAATGGTTCTCATACTGATTCCGTAACAACTCTTACCCTAACTTCTACTACAGGCTTTGATGCCTCTGGTAAAGTTCATGTAGGTGGAGAAGAGATTACATACACAGCCGTTTCTGGAAACACTCTTACAGGTTGTACCAGAGCTGCTAACAGTACTACTGCTGCTGCATATGCAACTGGAGTAACAGTAACTCAATTTGAAGGTGGTGGTGTACCAAGACAAATTGTACGTACACCAGATAATAACTATTTAGTTCACCCTTACCCTGATAAAGAATACGTATTAAATTTTGATTTTTATACATTCCCATCTGACTTAGCTGCTCATGGGGATACTACAACTATTCCAGATAGGTTTGCACCAGTAGTGGTAGATGGTGCTACAGCATTTGTGTATCAGTACCGTGGTGAGATGCAACAGTATCAATTAAACTTTGAAAGGTTTGAGCAGGGTATAAAGAACATGCAGGGCTTACTTATTAATAAGTATGACTATGTAAGGTCTACAATGATAAACAGACCAGGAAGCTCAGTTAGCTATACTTCTGGAGTTACTTCTTAATGCCAGATAGTTCTCAAGTACAACCAGCAGCATTTAACTGTCAGGGAGGTTTAGTTCTTAACCGTTCTAGTTTTTTAATGGAGCCAGGACAAGCAAGAGAGCTAGAAAACTTTGAGCCTGACATCCAGGGTGGCTACAGGAGAATAAGCGGATACTCTAAGTTTATTAATCAGGTTGTACCAATTACAAGTAGTACTGCTGAAGAACCTTTAATGTCTGCCCTATTCGCTAATAAAGTTTTAGCAGCTAGAGGGGAAAAGATATTCTCATCTGCCTCTACAGAGTTATCAATTCGTATTACAGCTAGTACAACCTTATCAGGCTCTGGTATTTTAACTGTAGCCTCTACTTCAGGTTTTTCTTCTAGTGGAACTATTCAAATTGACTCTGAAAAATTTACATACACAGGTATTAGTACAAACTCTTTTACGGGTGTAACTAGAGCTACTTCAAGTACAACTGCTGCTTTACATTCTAAACTTTCTGTAATATCAGAAGATTGGACAGTAAGAGATACTGGCAGAACTGGTGCTAAAAAATACCACTTTGAAAGATTTAACTTTGATGGTAACGAAAAGATTATCTTAGTTGATCAAGTTAATGCGCCAGTTGTTTTTAACTCTTCTATAGCTGCTACAGATGTTAGTGAAAGCAGTGTAGCAGGAGCAACAGTTGTAGCTGCTTATAGAAACCATATGTTCTATGCAGGTAAATCTACAATACCTCAAGAAGTAATTTTTAGTGAACCTTTTAATGAAGATGGTTTTAGTAGTGGTGCAGGTGCAGGTAGTGTAAAGGTTGATGACACTGTTGTTGCGCTAAAGGTTTTTCGTAATAGTTTATTTATATTTTGTGAGACTAGGATATTTAAACTTACAGGTTCCTCCCTTAGTGACTTTGTAGTAGAGCCTGTAACTAGAAACATTGGTTGCATTAACAGCTTTACTGTACAGGAATTTGCAGGAGATTTAATCTTCCTTGGACCTGATGGACTACGTACTGTTGCTGCTACTGCACGTATTGGTGATACAGAACTAGGTACAATTAGTAAAAACATTCAGTCTATTTTTGACGAAAACATTAAAGATGCGGTAGAGTTTGATAGCGTAGTTATACCAGATAAAACTCAGTATAGAATCTTTTTTAATAAAGCAGGTCAGGCATCAAGTATTTCTAAAGGAGCTACTTGTGTCCTAAAGAAAGAAGGTTTTGAGTTTTCAGAATTAAAAGGACTTAAAACTACTTGTACTGATACCTTTGTAGAAAGAGGTGACGTAATTGTATTACATGGGGATGTTACTGGATTTGTGCAGAGACAAGAATCTGGAAGTACTTTTGACGGATCAACTATTTTAGGTAAGTACAGAAGTCCTGATATGGCTTTTGGAGACTCTGGTATCCGTAAGCATATGCAAAAGGTTATTATTAACTATAGGCCTGAAGGAGTTATTGACACGGACTTATTTGTACGTTACGATAACGAAGATAAAAATTCTGCTAGACCTGCAGTATATCCCTTTGATACAACTAACTTACCCTCTGCATATGGTTCAGCTTTATACAGTACAACTTCCAGTACAACACAGTTTGCTTACGGAGGGGGTCAAGACCCTCTTGATAGAAAGTCAGTAGAAGGTTCAGGTTTTTCTATTATATTAAGAGTAGAAGATGATGGAGTAAGTAACCCATACTCTCTAAAAGGGTTTCAATTAGAATATCAGTTAGGAGCTAGACGCTAATGGGCGCTACATATACAAGACAATCCACTTATACAGATGGCGATACAATCACTGCTGATCACACTAATGATGAATTTGATCAACTTTTAGCTGCCTTTGCTGCAAGTACAGGTCACACACATGACGGTACAGCAGGAGAAGGTGGACCTATTAGTGCACTAGTTGGTCACACCCTTACATTTGGTGCTGGTACTTCAGGTACAGACATTACAATTACCTTTGATGGTGAAAGCAATGATGGTGTACTAAAGTGGATGGAAGACGAAGACTACTTTGAGTTTTCTGATGATATACTTATTGCTACTACAGAGAAGTTACAGTTTCGTGACACTGCTATTTATATTAACTCTAGTGCTGACGGTCAGCTTGATATTGTTGCAGACACAGAAATACAAATTGCTGCTACTACTATAGATATTAATGGTCTTGTTGATATATCAGGTAACTTATCTGTAGGTGGTAACTTAGATGTTACAGGTACGTTTGATCTTAGTGATGCTAACTTTACTAATGCTGGTGACATACAGTTGGATAGTATTTCTGGAGATAGCGATACTAATACAAGTATTACCTTTAGTGGCTCAGATGTAATCACTGTTGCTACTGGTGGGTCTACTGCTTTTACTGTAAATGCTTCTCAACTAATTACTGCTAGTGCTGGTATTACTTCTACTGCTGCTGCAAATACTTTAGGTGCTACAAGTTTTAATGATGCTAATATTACTAACGTAGGTAGCATTGCACTTGATACAATTATTAATGATGGTACAGATGTTACGATAGATTCATCTGGTGATATTATACTAGATGCAGATGGTGGAGATGTATTCGTAAAGGATGCTGGTACAACCTTTGGCTCACTTACAAATAGTTCTGGTAACTTAGTTATTAAGTCAGGTACAACTACAGCCTTAACATTTAGTGGTGCTAATGCTACACTAGCAGGTGATCTTACTATTGGTGGTGATGATCTTACAATGGCTACTAATACTGCAGGTGCTTTACTTATTGCAGATGGTACAAATTTTAATCCCACTGTAGTAGGTGATTTGTCTGCAATAACGACTGTTGCATCTGATGATGTATTTCTTGCTATTGATACTTCTGGTGGTGGACTTAAGAAAATAACAAGGTCTGCTATTGTATCTGGTCTGGCTGCTGGTGAGTTAAGTAATATTGTAGAAGACACATCACCACAATTAGGTGGTAACTTAGACACTAACTCTAATAATATTTTAATTGATGATGCACACTTTATTGGTGATGAAAGCGGTAATGAACAATTAATATTCCAGACTACAGGTTCTGCAGTCAATCAGTTTGAGATGACTAATGCTGCAAGTTCAACAGCTTTCTTACAAGGCCCAATACTAGGGGCAACTGGTGGCGATTCTAACATTGATTTAAATTTACTAGCAAAAGGTACAGGAGTAATAGCTGTTAGGGGTAACAGTAGTTCTGGTGCAATACAGTTAAATTGTGAAAGCAATAGTCATGGGCAAATAGTACAAGGACAACCACACTCTGCAGGTATTACAAACACCATGTTGTTACCTACTGGTGCTAACTCAACACTTGTGTCACTTGTATCCGCAGACACACTGACAAATAAAACACTAACAGCACCTAAGATAGCTGATGGTGGTTTTATAGCTGATGCTAATGGTAATGAGCTTGTAGTATTCCAAACAACAGGCTCTGCTGTAAATCAACTAGAAATAACTAACAGTGCCAGTGGTAGTGCTCCTATCTTAGCAGCTACAGGTGGTGACACTAATATAGGTATTACACTAACGGCTAAAGGTACAGGTGCAGTTACAATATCAGGTGACTTAACTGTTAGTGGTACTACCACTACAGTAGATACAGTTACGATGGAAGCAGCTAATGCTATTGTGTTTGAGGGTGCTACAGCAGATGCACACGAAACTACACTTACTATTGTTGATCCTACTGCTGATAGGACTATTAATCTACCTAACCAAAGTGGTACAATTCCTGTACTAGCTGCAGCAAGTAATACCGCAATTACATCTACACCTGCAGAGCTTAATATATTAGATGGTGTAACTGCTACAGCAACAGAGCTTAACTTAATAGACGGTGTTACAGCTACTACAGCAGAATTAAATATACTTGATGGGGTAACATCTACTGCAGCAGAACTTAATATTCTTGATGGTGTGACAAGTACTGCTGCAGAACTAAACATACTTGATGGAGTAACTACTACTGCTGCGGAAATAAACCTAATAGATGGTGGCACAGCAAGGGGAACTACAGCACTTGCTGATGGAGATGGTATACTAATTAATGATGCTGGTACAATGAGAATGACCTCAGTTGAAACAGTTAAAACATACATGGCAGGTAGTGCCGCTACTAAAGGTTTCGCCATAGCAATGGCAATCGTATTCGGATAAAGGAAGAAATAAATGGCCGTAATTAATCTAATTGATGTATCAAGCATTACACCTACAACGGTGGCTGGTGCAGTAACAACAAGTAGAGCATCTATTATTGATGTTGCTGCAGATAAAGTTGCTAAAGTAAATACACTAATCATTGCAAACATTGATGGTACTAACGCTGCTGATATTACAGTAGAAGTAAGTATAGACAATGGTTCAAACTATGTTGCAATAGCTAAGACAGTATCTGTACCTGCTGATTCAACACTAATTGTTGTAGGTAAGGACAATGGCTTTTACTTAGATGAAACAGACATACTTGCAGTAACAGCTTCTGCAGCTAGTGACTTAACATACTTAGTAAGTTTTGAATTAATGGATGATGCTTAATAGGGGCAACGACTAATGGCTAGAAGAAATGGTGGCTTTGTAGGTCAAGACGGATTAGATGCACCTGATACACCAACAGGTGTTTCCGCTAGTGGTGGTAATGCAGAAATTAGTGTAGCATTTACTGCTCCTACTGATACAGGTACATCTGCTATTACAAGTTTTGTAGCAACAACAGATGATGGTAATGGGGCTGCAGGAAGTTCTTCACCTATTACTATTGGTAGTTTAACTAATGGCACAGCATACACAGTTAGAGTTTATGCTACAAATGCTTATGGTACATCTGCTGCTAGTGATGCTAGTGCTAGTTTTACTCCTGTTGCACTCAGAGGTTTGTTTTTTGGTGGGCAAGAAGCTAATGGTACTAAATTAAATACTATTCAATTCATAATTATAGCTACTACAGGGAATAGCCAAGACTTTGGTGACTTATCTGACACTAGAGGTGAGATTGCAGGATTTAGTTCTTCAATTAGATCAGTAGCTGCAGGTGGTCATGCTCTTACTGGTTCAAGATTTAATGATGAAATAGAATATGTAGTTAATGCAACTCTAGGTAATGCTATAGACTTTGGAAATCTATCTGCTGCCAGAGATTCATGTGCTGGTTTTAACTCTGATACTAGAGGTGTTGTAGGTGGGGGCCAAGAAGGTTCTACAAGGAAAAACATTATTGAGTATGTTACTATTGCAAACACAGGTAATGCAACGGACTTTGGCGATTTGTCAAGTGCAAGAACATTATTAACAGGGTTTTCTTCACCTACTAGGGGTATTTTTTCTGGTGGTGACACTGGCAGTGATTCTGATGTAATAGAATATGTGACTATAGCTAACACAGGCAACACAACAGACTTTGGTAATTTAACAGATGCAAGAGAGAAGTTAGCTGGGTGTTCCTCTAATACACGAGGTTTATCTGCTGCTGGTGCTAGTTCAAATGTTGATACCATTGATTACATAACTATTGCAAGTACGGGTAACGCCACAGACTTTGGTGATATTTCTGCGGCTAAACATAATCTTATGGGTATGAGTAATTCTATAAGAGGTGTCTTTGGCGGTGGTGATACTGACTCAACTTACGTTAATGTTATAGATTATGTAACTATAGCCACTACAGGTAACTCTGCTGACTTTGGCGATATGCTTACTACTAATGCATATGGTGGTGCAGCCTGTAACCAAAATGGAGGCATATCATAATGCCCAACTATAATGGCGTATGGAGCCTCTCAACACAATATCAGTATGCAGCAGATTGGCAATCAGATAATGTAATACCTGACGTTACTATAGGTTTATATTTTGGTGGATATACAAATACTTATGTAAATGTAATACAACAAATTAATTTTAATTCTGGATCTGATGCTTCTGACTTTGGTGACTTACTTGCAGCAATATATAATGGTGCTGGTGTTAGTTCTTCTACTAGGGGTGTTAATGGTGGGGGAGAATCAAATAATGAAACAGATGTAATTCAGTACGTTACAATATCCTCTGCTGGTAATGCTACTGACTTTGGAAATTTAGCAGAAGCAACGACATCTCTAGCTGGTGGTGGCAATAATACAAGGGGTATTTTTGCTGCTGGTAATAATGGAAGTAGCAAACTAAATGTAATGCAATATATTACTATAGCTAACACTGGTAATACCACAGATTTTGGGGATATGAGTGGAGTAAAGGAGAATGTTTCAGGACTTAGCAGTACTACTAGAACTATTTTTCTTGGTGGAAGAACAGGTAGTACTTATCATAACGTAATAGAGTTTGTAACTACAGGTTCTACAGGTAATACCACAGACTTTGGAAACCTTTTAGCTGGAAAAGCTTTTGGAGCGGCATCTTCAAACTCTATAAGAGGTTTATATTTTGGAGGTTATGATGGCAACACTCAAAATGTAATTCAATTTATTACAATAGCCTCTGCTGGTAATGCTCAAGACTTTGGTGACCTACTTGCAGTTAACGCTTTTCACGCAAGTTGTGCAAGTCCACTTACAGCATTGGTATTAGGTGGAACTCCAGATGCAAATGTTCCGATAAACACTATTCAAGGGGTAACCATAGCTACTACTGGTAATTCTACAGATTTTGGAGATTTAACTGCAGCATCTTATAAC